CTCAAATGACAAATTAAATGCCCGTAGGTTAGGTTCAGCGCAATGCACTAAGGCTGTAGCGCCGACAAATACAGACATCGGAAACCACATCTTACTTGCATCATTAATTCCAGTCGCTGTTGGTACGTAAGCGCCATCAAGGGTGACTTCAGCAAGATTAATAATCCCATTGGCTTGCGTGATTGTTGCCTTGGCTGGAACGTAAATGCAGGTTCGGCAACATTCATTTACTGCTTCATTAATGTAATCAGTAATTGTTGCATCTGACTGTGTGGTGACACCGCCACTGCCTGTGCCAACCTCACCTACCGATGTGTCGGTAGCCTCATTAAGAAGTCGTTTCGTTTCTGCAATTAAAACAGTAAGCGTAGCCATTAGACTGTTCTCCTTCCATATGTTGCAGCAAACGATTCTACAAAACCAACTCGTTGCTCAAACTCCGCTTTAAAAGCAGCAATAGTATCAGCATCTTTCATCTGCAACGCTCTCATGTAAAGCGTTCCAAATACAAGACAGTCATGGGCTACTTCTGGAAGCGGACATTCATGTGTATCTACAAGTGTTACTGGCGCACCATTGATGTCGTATTGCCATACACTTCCGGGCTGACAATATCCTTCAATTATCAAGCCATCTGTAACTGCTGCAGTTGGCGCTGGTTTGATACCAATTTTATTCATTGCATACAGGATTGCTGTATCAACACCAGTGTTGCCATTTTCTCTATATTCATCTACACGTCTATCAGAAAAGTCCATTAACTTAAGACGTTTATAATCTCCTGTGTCAAGCAGGAAGACACCCCTGATGCGATAAACATCAGGGGCGCAATATTCGGACTGATTTGCAACCAAGTCGAGATACCTTCTGCCAAATAGGCAGTCGGTCCTACGGGCTATTTGATTGGCGGTCTCAATGATAATGTATTCCAAGCCAAAAGGGTCTTGGTCGGCTTTGCTACCAAAATGGTGCAATCCTAGCATTCTTACTTTTTGCTTGATATCGCCTAATGTCATTGAGACTCACCTTTATCATTAACCAGCAGTCTGTACGCCGTCACGTCCAACGGAAATAAAAGCGTTAGTGATGGTGACTGTACCGGTGGATGCAACACTTCCATGAAGTGTCAACACGGAGATGCGCAGCCATGGTTTAGCAGTATCAATCACCTGCAGGTTGACACGCTTTGTGCCAGTCGCTGAACATTGGAATCCACCAGAAACCGCAGTCCAGTCAGTGCCAGCAGCACCAGCAACATCAGAGGCTGCTTCAACAACAACCTGAATCTGACTGCCCGTACCAATTGTAAGTGCCTGTGCAATAGTTGCCTGCACGTAGTACTCGCAACCCATGTTTCCAGTGAGAGTTGACGAGCCAGACCCCGCAGTTTCTGTACCCGGTGGAACTGGACCGCCGGTTGCTGAATAAAATGTCGAACCACCCACGTTAAGGGCGTTAGACGATTGGCGGTTCCATGTGTTCAAAGCACCAGAAAGAGTAATAACACCACTCGATGGCACTACAAATACTAAACGGTTATCTCTAGCCATATTTTCCTACCTTTCTGAGACTACGCAATAGCCTCAACCTTAAGGCGTCCAATGGCACGTGTATGTGGAACCCACAAACCTACGCCCCAATCGAATACCACGTTGTGCATAATGCCATTCTCTTTGCTGAGTCCGAGGTACTCAGGTTTGAATGGTCCAGACTGCCAACCTTGGACATACCCTGTTCCATAGCGAACCGCATAGATATGAGTAGACTTTGATGCAACCGGTCCAGCAAGGTTGTTAGCAATAATTGGCGTAGTACCATCAGACTTACGACCAACAGTGCGAACCGTAGCGGATTTATACTTTTCCACCGGACGGTCAAAACTGTCCATCGTGACATCGAAACCAGCGCCAATACCCATAGTACGGATTGCAAATTCAATCTGACGTTTTGCAAATTCGTTCATGTACAAGACTACGCCATTGCCATCTGGGGCGTTCATGTTGTCAAGCAACTCCTGAATTGCTGTAAACAAACCATTTGAAAGAGCAGCGGTAATGGAGCCAGACTTCAATGTAGCCTGAGTCGTTGGGACAGAGATATCCATTTCTGAAGGAATATCAAAGTCTGCGAAGTTATCAAGACGATAGCCAAGACCCGGAAAACAGTCAACAGTGCCAGTAACCGGCGAGTTGTTGATGAATTTATCGTTGAAATCATAGGCAAAACCTTCGAGGAAGATTTGCACCTGTGCTTCAATTGGGTCGATGATGTTCTGTGGCTGTGCCATCAACACCTTGTCAACAAGAATCTTGTTGCGTACGAGATACATATTTTCTTCGTACGACTTTGGACGTCCCTTGACTGGTACTGGCTCGGAGTTAACACCGGTCCAGTTTGGTGCAGGGATGTTGCTG